CATTACCGTATGAGTTAGCACAATGCCATGCCATATTAGAGAAGTCAGAAGCCTGCAATCTTCCGTCATTTCCAATATAAACATGAGCAAAGCCATTTTCAGGGTTATGATTAGGTAACCAGTTGTTGTAGAAGCCAGCGTTAGCACCGTTTGAACCAGCGTCATTATGAATTACAACCCCAGTAGGATTATAACCACGTACACCAGCGTTAGTTATATTCATTCTTTTTTATCCTCCGTTTGTTCTTCATCCGCCTCAGGAATATTCACGCCACTCTTTTTAATGAGTTTAACCAAACCGTCAAACATAGGGCTGATTTTTGCGATTAAATAAACAAACTGTCCTACAAAGTATAGTAAACCTACATTAATTACAGTTTTAGCGATATCAGAAGTTGAGGGTGTTTGTGTAAAGTAAAAGACTGCATATAAAACCCATAGCGCGAAGACTACCGTCAAATCAATCACAAGTCTACGTTTGAAAGGTGGGTCCATCTTTTCTCTATCTTTGACCCACGTAGCGAAAAGAATCGCTAAAATTAAGATAGTTATTAAAATCATTCTAGTTACCATTTTATTTTGCTTTCTAAATTATATTTATCAATATTCCAATACGTGTTGTAGTGCGAATTGTTTTGAAGATGTGTTATTGTTTACCCCATGACCTGTGATTCGATTACCTTGCAAATATGCAAATTTAGTTGCAACACCGCCAGCAGAATTAGCAAGAGCGAAAGAATGCCCTACATCAGCTAACTGTACTGATTCTTTAGGAATAAAGAACCACTGATTAAGTGAGTTTTTTGTATTTCCGTTCATACGTGATTTAAACTCTGTGAAGTGAAGAATCCAACCATTAGCGCAGTCTGATATATTTTTAGAAACATTGACAACATCTCCATCAAGTAACAACGAAGCACCAGAAAAAAGAGTTCTTTTTGCTGGAGTTTTTAAGTTTCCAGTGAATTCTAATTCACTTGTTATAATTTTGCTAGAAGTCAAATCTCCCACAGTTGTTTTTTGAGTAGGTGTTACACGGTTCGTCACTCCTAGACCATTAGTTGTAATGATGTCTACGACACGTTTATAAACCCCAGAAGCATTGTTCAAGTCAATTTTATTACTGTTATCTGCTGTTTCGCAAGATACGCTAACCGGTGCTGTCGTTTTCGTTAAATCGATATTAATGTGAATATAGTTTAACGAGTCAGCCTTAAGGGCTACGGTCTCATTAATCAATTCAAAGTAACGACCAGCCACAATGAAAGAAGTATTAACATATTGAACGTTTAAGGCTGTATTAACAGGAGAACTCCAGTCGGTACGCCTGAACGTTGTGTAGTCCATTCCTGATAACATCATGTAGAGTTTAGCGTCATTATTTGAACCTACTGGAAACTCTGTACTATTTGGACTAAAGAATGTGAAGTTTTTAATTGTCATTTTTTACCTTTCTTGAAATTATCTTCGCTTTATCTAAAACTGGGTTATCAGTAATTGAAAGTTCTAATAATCTAAATTTTCTACCGCCATACGGATAACCACCAATTGATACAAATTGACCAACTTCATACAAGAGTGTAGTTTCAATTCTAAGCGTGTTTTCGCTATTATAGTATACTTTACCAGATAAAAGTTCTAAGTGATCTTTACGTAGCTCTCTATACCCTTTAAAGCTATCTATTCTATATTTGTCGCCATAAGTGGCTACATACTCATATAACATTCGGTTTGTCTCCACTTTCTACAAAAATAAGTCTATCATTGAACTCTGTTTTAACTCTATCTGCTATGTAACCTGAATACAGTTTACCTTCGTACCATATATCTACTAAGTCATTAACATACAAAGGCAAAAGTTCGTTTTGATTAAATATTAACCTCGTGACGATAGTAGAGGGAGAAATTTCTGCTTTGATAGTAGATATGTCTGGAGGGTTTCCGTGGTCATCTCTGTCATAAAATAATGTTTTTGCTGTCCTTACATCTGGCAAGTCTGTTCCGTCTCCATGATAAGTGCTATAATCAATGACATCGCCGTTATTTTTGGCTGTATACATTTTAGGAGGGTCTGTATAGTCATCTGTTGCCTTATTCTTAATGAACACAACAGCAAAATTATAAGCTGAACGTTCTACTATTGTCTCCGTGTCCATTGATACGCTTTGCTTAATATCTACCCTTGTCGTGATTCTATTTCTATTCCAGCTCCTAGAGGCGAAGTTAATGAATAATAAGTTTCTAGGGTCTATTTCAGACGAAGCGTGTTGAATAGTTGTTGTCGGTTGAAATTGAACCTTAGAAAATATCCTTTTGGCTACGTCATGAGCTGATGAAGTTTCCGCTTTTCGGTTAATTGTAGCCTTTCCGGCGAAAATACTTGAATTAAAGAAATAACCATAACTCATTAAATTATTTTTATTAGGGTCAATTAGATAATCAATGATAGCAAAGTTTGTCGTTTTAGTTATTGCATTAGGAACATCTAGGCTTTCAATCATTGCCCAAAAATAGTTCTTTAACGTGACTTTATTGCTTTCATCTACGCTTGTCACAAGATAAACCATATCTAAGTTTAAGTTTCTTTTTTTACCTAGAGCTTCCTCGACTGGAACAACTTCAGGAAAAAGAATTTGAACAATATCCCCAACTTCTACCGAAACCGTCAATGTAGCTGACGAAGTGTAAAGATAACCTGTTTCCCATAACTCATAGTTAATAACTTGACATCTCGCTTTTGGTATGGGTAGCCCTCTTTTGTCCTTTTTACCGTTAGGAAGATTAAAATCAGATATATTATAATAGTTCGGATTAAAGTTATCATAAACATTAGCCTCTAACATTAAATGAAATCCGCCTTTCTCTTAATTTTAAATTCCGCCTTGGTAAGGTTGACTAACTCCATTTGACCGTGTTCGATTATACGTGTTCTATATCGTTCAAAGTCCATTACAGGGAATAAATTTAATGAAGTCGTACCGTTCCAGCCTTGATAAACTTCATCATTTACATCTGTATTGATTAAAATATAGTTTTGCACCTGTTCCGTCTTAAATACAATCGCAGTGTATTCATTTCCAATATCGTCTAAAAATCTAACTCCAGCAGGTGTTTTAGGACGTTGCGGATATAATATTCCCATAAAACTAAATATTTCATCTTTTATATCCCAACGACTTAAACGGTCTATATTGCTTTCTCCATAATAAGTGTAAGAAGTTCCTTTGACATATTTATAGTTTCCTGGTGCTGTTCCACCATAAATTTTAGACTTACCAGCGATAACTTCACCATTTTGAATTTTGTCAAAAGTTAGATTTTCGTAAGTGTACCACTTTGTAATTATATCAAAAGTTATCTTTTCGCTGAAAGTTCCATTTTTGCCGTAACCCTCTGTTTTAGTAACTTCTGCTAAAGCTAAGTCAGCATATACCTGAAAAATCTCTGTTTGATATTCAAGTGTAACGAATTTTTGTTTAAGAATATCGTTTATGAAGTCTTTCATTAGTTGATAGTTTTCTTCCAAACTTTCGCCAAACGTTTCTAGTTTGAACTCTATTTGAGGTTGAGTGATTGAGCGTGTTCCCATTACTCCGACACCGTTACTTTGCCAAATGTTATTAGTTGATTGTAACCCTAAATTAGAGGGCTGGTAAAATCTAACTTTTCCATTTGTAACGTCCCAAACTTTATCATCTGTTCCGTCTAAATTGGTATGTATTTTGTACTGTCTTACCATTAAGCTCTCCCTAATTCAAATTCTCGTCTGATTGCTCGTGCTAAGTTAGAAACATCTTGACCAGCACCGCCTTGTACGTTGAATGTGTTATATGTTCTATTGTCGCTTGATACGCTGTTCGTACTCAAACCGTAACCGCTAGAAGATAAATTAACATCTGTTAAGCCTACTACCATAGAGCCTTTGAATAGTCCGCCAAGTTTTCCAGCAATACCATTAATAGCTCCTGATATATTATTGATTGTATTTGTTACACCACCGAGAACGCTGTTTATCGTGCTACTGATTCCTCCGAATATTTCTCTAAAGAAGCTACCAAGCCCTTTAAATGCTCCTGTTATTGCATCATAAGCATTTGAGGCGAACTCTCCAAAAGAACCGAATGCTCCACTAACTGCACTTTTTGCACCATTGAACACTCTACTAAAGAAACTACTTACTCCGTTAAAGGCACCTGAAATTGTTCCCCAAGCATTAGAAGCAAAGCTACCAATAGCACTGAATACTCCACTAACTACACCACGAACCGAATTAAATATTCTACCAAAGAAACCTGTAATTGCGCTCCATACTGATGAAACTACTCCCCAAGCGTTTGAAGCAAGACTTCCAATTGAGCTAAATGCTGATGACACGATACCTCTCACAGCATTAAATATTCCACTAAAGAAGCCTGATACTACACTCCATATTGATGAAACTACTCCCCAAGCTGAAACAGCAAAGCTACCAATAGCACTAAATACTACACTAACTATATTGCGAACAGCATTAAATATTCCTCCAAACCAAGAGCTTAAACCTTGCCATGCGTTAAGAACTAATTGATAAGCACCACGGATTATGGTTAATATAGCTTGGAAAGCCAAGTTAATGATAGATTCTATTAAATTGAATATAGATTGATAAAAGCCAATTAATGGTCTGAAAGTTGTAACGAACCAATTATAAGCACCTGTTACTGCACTAGCTATTGTAGTGAAAACGGAAGTTACAATTGTGACTATTCCATTCCATAATCCACCAAAAAACTCTGTTATTCCGTTCCATATAGTTTTTGTGACCTCGATTATAGAAGTCCATAACTCACTAAACCAAGTACCTAAACCAGAAAATAACTGTTTGATAGCTTCAATTGACTGCGTTAAGAAACTACCAAGCCCACTAAATACTCCTGTTATTTCGTCATAAGCATTTGAAGCAAATTTACCAAAAGCGTTAAATACTCTACTAACTGCGTCTTTTGCACCGTTGAACGCTTTACTAAAGAAACTACTTACTCCGTTAAAGGCACCTGAAACTTTTGACCAAGCATTTGAAGCAAAGTCACCAAAGGTGCTGAATACTCCACTAACTGCACTTTTTGCACCGCCGAAAGCTCCACTAAAGAAACTACCAACTGCATTGAATACACCTGAGATTCTTGACCAAGCACTAGAAGCAAAGTTACCAATGGCACTAAAGACATTTGCTACAACATTTCTAACACCATTAAATATTCCAGCGTAGAAACTTATAACAGTATTCCATATTGACTGAACAACTCCCCAAGCACTTGAAGCAAAACTTCCAAAAGCGCTGAAAGCACTCGATACAACTCCACTAACAGCGTTGAATATTCCACCAAAGAACCCAGCTACTGCATTCCATGTTCCAACCAGTACATTCCAAGCTGAAACAGCAAAGCTACCAATAGCACTAAATACTGTTGAAACTATTGAACTAACAGCATTAAATATTCCACCAAAGAAACCTGATAAACCTTGCCATGCGCCGATAACTAATTGATAAGCACCTCTAATTATAGCCAAGATAAGTTGGAACGCTAAATTAGTTACTGAACCAATTAAGCCAAATATAGATTTATAAAAACCAATTAAAGGTTTAAAGGTAGTAACAAACCAGTTATAAGCTCCTGTCACTAAAGAAGCGATAGTTGTAAATACAGTTGTAACAACATTTACTATTCCATTCCATAGTCCTGTGAAGAACCCTGTAACTCCTGCCCATGCTGTTTGAATTCCAGTAACAACAGTTGCCCATAAGGTAGTAAAGAATGTTGATATTCCGTTCCAAATATTTTTAATGGATTGTATAATTCCGCTGAACCAATCAACCAAGCCTTGCCAAATACCTTTTGATCCGTCAACTACTCCATTCCATATATCAGAAAACCATTGACCGATACCGCTAAATAATGAAACTATACCGTCCCATGCACTCTTTAAGAAGTCTACGAAACTAGCCCAAGCCTTTTTACCTGTTTCAGTTTGAGTGAAGAAATAAACTAAACCAGCAACAATAGCTGCGATCGCTATACCAAGAGCCACGAATGGATTTATAGCCATTACAGCATTGAAACCGCGTTGTATAGCTGTTCCAATTTTAACTATGTTATTATAAAGTTCAATCGCCTTAACAATTCCATTAATGACTTTTAAAGCTACGAATGCACTAGCAAGAACCACTAAAGTTCCTTTTAAAGTATCCATTGCGCTTTTACTTTCACTAATTTTTTTCAGAAAATCAGCTATTTTTTTAGTAACTTCCGAAAATTTACCAGCAAATATAGCTATACTCTTTGCTACGTTATCTATACTTGTTGCATTTTTTGTTGTTTCTTTATTTATTCCAAGAAATGAACTTATGACATTCCCTATAATAGAAACTATGGAATCAAATGCGCTTTTTATGTTATCCCAAGCCTCTAAAAATGCTAAAGTGGCTGCATTTTCTTGCAGTTTTTGAAACAAGTCTTGAAAATACTTAATAACATTTGTTATAGTTTTACCAGCACTTTCGCCCCAGTCAGACATCTGGTTTATCAAGCCACTAATAACAGGAGTCAAAGCGTCAAGTGTAGGAAGTAATGCTAGTGATAATGTTTCATTGAAACTATCCCAAGCGTCACCAATAGTAGTTACTCCTCCACCACCTGCTTTGCCAAGTTTTTGCATAGCCTTATCCAGCATTTCAACAGATATTGCACCCTCTTCACTAGCTGAAGCAAATGATCCGTACTGTTGCAAAGCTGGGTTCATTTCCATGACGGTTGATTTAAGAGCTGAACCAAGAGCTGTGTTATTGTCTGTTAGCTGATTAATATTTTCAGCAGTAACTTTTCCAGCTGCTGACATTTGACCGTAGGCCTGAACCACACCTTTTAATTGTTCGCCAGTACCACCAAATGCTTGGTTGGCTTTTACTAATGCCTCTGTTTTACCAACTGCTGACTTAGCAGTATCGCCTAAACCAATAAAGGTTGTTGAAAGTTTAAGAGTATCTTCAGTATTTGCATTTGTATCTTTAGCAAGATTCTGCATAGATTTGCTTACATAGTCAAAGTCTTGTCCACTGCCTTTGAACTTCATTGTATTTTGCAATGAAATCATGGCTTTTTGAGTATCCATTGCGTCAGATACCCAGCCTTTTAATCCATTACCAACAGCACTAACAGCACTTGAACCAATTTGCCTGAATACACCTACTGCAATCTCTCTAAGACCACTAAATCGTGACTTCATGCCGTCAATTCCGCTATTAACGCCTTTAGTATCCATTTTGGCGTCAATATTCCAAGAGCCTGAACTAATAGCGCCCTCGACTTGCTTTATTTCACCCTCTAGCCTATTAGCTTGTGTTTCTGCTATGCCTAAATCTCTAGTAAGTTGTAGCCATTTCTTTTGACCTGCTGACGTACCTTTGTCAACCGTAGAAAGTTCTTCTTTTAATTTTGTTGCTTTGTCACGTGATAAGCCCAACTGCGTTTGTAAGTTCTTTTGCAATTGCGCCATTTTATCGGTATTTTTGGGGTCAAGTTTTAGAGCTTCACGTAAGTTTTTAGCTTCCCCTCTAAGCCCTGACATTGCGGTATTAACGCCTTTAAGTGAGTTCTCGAACTTTGTGGTATTACCGTATATCTCGACCTCAAATGTTGCACTACTTGCCATTATATACCCTTTCTTTTACGCCTTTTCTCTTTTTCTTTTTCCTCTTTCTTTTTCTCTGCAATAAGTTCGATTAATTTATAAACAAGCTCTAGTTCCATTTCCATGAACTGTGTTATATCAATTTCATTATTGCCCAAAACAGTCAAAAGTTCTAAAGTTTTATTTTTCTTTACAGTATCTTTCTTTTTCTTAATCAATGAACTAGAAGAAAAGAAGACCATATCGTCTTCAGTTTCCTCTTTTTCTTTAATAAAAACAGTCTTACAGAAGATATTGATTAACTCATTAGTTGTAGGAAGCTCTGTTTTGTCGTCTAATGCGTTTTGCACTCCTCCGTTACAATCTACCCAAAGTATCAATAACTTGTCTGTAAAGCTCTCCATTTGCTCTGTAAAGTCATCAGGAATATATCCAGCGACAAAAGAATTTTGTAGGTCTGCAAAGTCTTTTAAATCTGTAATAAAGTCCGAACCAGTTAGCTCTAAGTATCTAATTGCATGTTTTAAAATCATTTACAGTCCTTTCAGCTCATTAAATTTCTTTCTGCCACATTTCGACAAGTTCTTTAAGTCCTTTACCGTCAGTATCGAACTCAAAGCTAGAACGGAAGTCTGCAAAGTCACTTTTAGCTTTTACAATGTTATCTTGAAAAAGAGCCAAGTATAAACCATATTGAACGAACTCCATTACATCAGTAATTTCTCCGTCTTCTTTTTTAAGTTCTGTATCCATTGCCTTTTGTTGTTGAAAAAGGTCTTTACCTGTAATCATTTTAAATTTACGTGCTGTACTCAATTGTTTTGCCATTTTATTTTATATTCCTTTACTTATTCTATTTTTTTCCAAGTATATCTTCCTGGGTCTGTACTTTGTTCATTTGATTTATTATCAGTATATGTTCCGATATAGCTTGGATAATCTTCAGTTTTCAATTCACTAAACGAAGGCATCCAAGGAGTTGCGATTGAACCTTTTTCAAGTTTAGGGAGACATATATCAACGCTACTTCCTGTTGGTAATCTAAATAGGACATATTGTTCATCGCCTATGCTACTTTTAGTTGTAAACGTATATGTATGTCTAACCCATTCATTAGTAAGATTCCAAACATACTGACCGTTTGAATTAGCTTTTATTACTTTACCGTCAGCGTAGCTATTATTACTTGAAGTATCAATCAGAGAAGGATGGACGAAAGTTTCAACAGTTCCTTTTCCTCTTAGATAAAAACTAAAAGTATAAGTCGTTGAAGGCTCAAGACGTTCTTTATCTAATTTCCAAACAAGTATGTCTGTAAAACTGTTTGGTGCTGGATTATTGTATGACGCGCTGATGTAGGGTTTATTATTAACTCCTCCATCTTTTTTTACGATAGTAAGATACTTCTCTGTTTTTAGTGTGAAATTCTTAAAATCAGTTCCGCTCAAAATGTTCAAGTTAGGATAGACAGTCATAAACCTATCTGTTCCATCTTTGCTGTATGCAAAGGCTACGTGGTTAGCCCCGTCGGGCACACTAGGGTTTATCTGTTACAGCAACACCCGTAGAAACATCTTTATAACCGTCTGCGGAGAATGTAGCGATATAAACGTTAGGAGCGAGCTCGTTATTTGTCGCAACATTTCCTTTCACATCTTTAATTGTTGCTGTTACTTTTACATCGTGACCTTTAGAATCTTTCAAAGTAGCTGGTAAGATAATTGTTCCGTCATTATGCCCTTTAGTTTTCGTTTGAACGTTCGCAAGAGTTGGAGCTACTAATGTAACTTCGCCAGCAAGTTCCGTATCAGGTTGCATGATGAACAGTCCGCTTTCCATTTTCTTAGCAAAGTCTTTAGCTTGTTCTCCCCAAATTTCGTACTCAATAGCAGGGACTTTTTTACCGCCATTCAAATAAATATCTGAATCAGTTGCTTGAACTGCCAAAGTCCATTGGATAGGGTCTACGCCGTCTACTGAATCTGTTTCTGATTCTTTTGTAGCTTCTGCTGTTGGTCTCAAATTTGGATAAACGACTACACGGTAACCGTCAATAAATTCTCCTGTAACTTTATCACGTTTGCGCCCTTTAATAAGGTACTGAACACATTTCGTTTTCCAATTACCAGTTGGAGACCAACCCAAGCCATTTGCTGTTCTTTGTTGACCTAAAATATCTTCTTTAAGCGCTTGGTCTGTTTGAATAAATACCATTTCGCCTTTAAGTAAGGTAGCGCCTTTTTTAACTCCATGGTCTGGCACGTCATCAGCTGGATAACTGTTAGTTTCCGCTTGGTCTTCCATTTCACTAACTGATACCAAACCAGTTACGATTTTATGGTTAGTGAACTCTGGTTTTCCGTTACTTCCCTTGGCCACATCAGCTACGATTAGAGCTTCATTACCAAAGAAAATCTTACGTGAATTATAATCTAATTTCATTTTTTCTCTTTTCTATAATTTCATTGAATTGGCATAATTAGCGCCTTTTTTCAATGTTGTTTTAACGTCTTGCATACCTTTTTTTCAACTAAGAAATACATGCCATGATAACCACTAGTATAATTAGCTCTAGTTCCTGCGTTTACTACTACTTTATCGCCTTTTTTAACTTGCTTTAAGTTACTTGACAATTGCCCAGTATTTTGATATCTGGCATAAGTATAGGTATGACCGTGGCTTCTGATTAATCTAGTTCTTCTACTTGCAGTATTTGCTTTCGCTTTAAACTCTGCTTCAAACCAATCGCCCATGCGTTCTGTTACTTTAGTTTGCATTTCTTTAGCTATGGTTGATGTATTAAGTAAATTCATTGCCATGCTTGACCACCTGCACCACAAGGTAAATAAACAGTACCAGTATAATTGTACAAATGGCTATTCTCTGACCAGTTCGTCATATTCCAACCGTTTTGTAAAACATTTCCGACCAGTCCTACAAGTTCATCATCAACATCTTTAACAGACAAAACAACTTGATAATAATAACCCATGACAAAGCTCGTATTGTCCATTTTAAGCACCTTTGAATCACTAAGTGACAAATATACCGTCTTGTCTTCTATCGTGTCCTTAACGCCTAAAATAACGTCATTTAGAGGCATTGTAAGTAAATTGTTGTACCAATCTATATAAGAATCAAATTCCATTGCTCACGACTCCCTCTAAAATCATCTTGTTATTTTTAGGGTTTCTTTCCCATGTTGTACGCTTGAAAGTTTCGCCTTTTTCGTTCAAGAAATAGTTGAAAACCAAGTCTTCCATTTCTCCGATTCCGTTAAGCTCGTATCTTACATTTTTAACTAGTCCAATCATAGAAAACTCATCAAGTCTTGACTGACTGATTCTCTGTTTAACTGCTGGTAAAACGATAGGCTTTATAACATTAGCTTCTGCACCGTTCTTTTTCTTAACAGTCGTTTCTACCTGTAATGTAACTTGTGAGAATATCATTAAATACCTCCATAATACATTAACTCTTGCAAGGAACCCAAACGTTTCATTTCAGCATTTCGCCATTGTTCTGCTGGTTCATCAACAATATTAAGCCGACAATAACAAGAGATAAATTCTTTCACTAATACACTTGTTTCGTCAGCTTTAATACCATTTTTTTCTAGCAATTTAATAGCTATTGAACGGAATAAGATAAGTTTACTATCATAAGCTGTTACTAAAATCGGAATACCACAATAGACCTTAATATAATCTATCATTTACTTCCTCCATTTTATTCTTATGCTACTGTAATTACTGCACCAGCGTTATAAGTTTCAACGTGTCCGCTTGTTAGTGTTTCAACCAAAATCATGTTGCTATTAGTTTTCCATTCAAAGGCATCAACTTTAGTAAGGTCTTGCATATCAATGTGATATTTTTGGTCTACTAATACAGTAGGTTTGAGTGCTTTTGTACCTGTATAAACAATGATTTCATCTACTCCAACTTCTGAAGCAATTTCAGTATCATCATTTTTAATACGAACGTGAGCGTTAGCAGTCGCTTGACGTAACTCATCTAACAAGGCTTTACGGTCTTCCGCTTTAACAATCAAATAACGACGTCCAGCAGTAGGACGAACAAAGTCAACCGCTTCTTCAATAGCGTTAGCAAATGGAGTTTCGCCGGCTTTTTTAGCTTTTGTAGTAATCTTTTTGATTTTTTTGACGTCTTCTTCTTTGTCGATTGATTTAAAACCGTTTGTTCCGTCACCCTCAACAAGAGCAAGGTCAACAATTTTATTAACGATAGCTTGTGTAAGTTCTGCTACAATCAAGTTGTAAAGTTCAGAATATGACATTTGAAGTCGTTTAACACGTTCAGCAAGTGATTGCAATTTATAAACCATCACAGGTTCAAGAGTATCAATAGTGAGTGTTGCTGCCTGCTCTGTTTTTGTTTGTCCGTCTTTGTGGACTTGTGCTTCATTTGATGAATCAAAAGAGCGTGATACGAGCAAAGCGCCGACATTTGTAACACGGAAAACTGTGAATACTGGGTTAGTATTTAGCAAAGCTGTGTTGATTGATTCAACCAATTTACGTGGAAGTTGGAAAGTTGTATCTGTGATAGTTACACCATTTTCAGCAAGTTTTGCGTTCCAAGCGTTTTTAATTTCTGACTTTCCAGAGTTCTTTTTCAATACATCAAAAAATTCTGTTACAGCGTTTTGTGATTCAATAAA